TCGTAGTCGAGGGCGTCGCGCTTGTCCCACCAGAGGTAGGTCAGGAGAGTGCTTTTGGGTCGATGCCGCTTTCCACCGCCCACGCCTTGACGGTTCCGGTGAGCCATTCCATCGCATGGTCGGTGAGACGCAGCTTGTTCCAGAAGTTGGGTTGCATCGCTTGGAAGTAGGCCAGGAAGACGGCCATGGCCTGGCTGGTTTCCTCGTCGCTGAGCATCGGCTTGGACTTGAGGATCAGGATCATCTGAACGAGTTCGATGGGCAGGTCCGTGGAGTTGAGGTTGGGAAGGTCGAGTTTCATCCCGAGCACGTCGAGGTGAACCGGCTCCTGTTTGTCGGTTTCGTTGATCTTGATTTCTACGGGCTTGTAATCGGCCATGGCGGTCCTTCTTTCACATCATGAATTGATTTTGCTTATTGGCGGCGGTGTGGGGAATGACCCCGCGCGCACGAGACCGCCATCTGCGCGCGCGGGGAGTATTTGGGGGAGATGGAATGGATCAGGCGGCGTCGGTGACGGTGATGGTCGCCGTCACGGTCTTGCCGTTCGGGGTGGTGACCTCGAGGCTGGTGGTGCCGGCCTTCACGCCGGTGATCACGCCGGTGGTCTCGTCGACGGTGGCGATGGTGTCATCCTCGCCGGCGAAGCTCTTGGACTGGTCGGTCGCATTGCTAGGCGCGATGGTGGCGACGGCGGTCACCGTCTCACCCACGGCGACCGCGTACTCCGTCTTGTCGAGGGTGATCGAGTCGACGGCGACCGTGTCCGGCGTGGTGTCGCCCGTGTCGGTGTCATCGGTCTGAGTGGTGGATGCGGCGTCGGAGAGGACCATGCCGAACGCGTCGAACATGAAGCCGGACTTGGCCTTGAAGAACTTGAACGTGAGGTTGAACTGCATCACGTCGGAGCTGACGAGCGTCACGTCATCACGGTCTGAGACCTGAGCGGACTCCGCGGACAGGACGATCGGATGATCATTCTGATCCAATGCGGCCAGTACGAGGCTCCACTTCTGCGACGTGGAGGCGTCCTTGACGTGGATCGCACCGTCGTCGCCCACGGTAACACCGAAGTAGGCTTCGACGACTTCCTTGCGCGCTTCGATGCCGGCGAGCTGCAGGGTCCAGTAACCGCCGCTGTTCTCACTGATGACGACGTCGCCGTTGTGGGCGTTGATCTCGGTGTCGTCTCCCGCCTCGGGGTGGAGTACCGCACCATCCTCGGAGCTGTAGCCAATGGGCTTCTTGTCTCCGGGAGTCCAGTCAGTGCTCGTGGGAACCTGGTAGGCCTCTCCGAAATGGTAGAGAAAGAGGGCGTATTGCTTGATGAGGCGGACGAGCTGGGCGTTGTTGCCCGAGCTCATGTATGAGGTATCGATATCTGGCATTGCCATATGTCCTTTCAAAATTGCTTGGCTTGATAAGGCATGTGGCGGCATGCGAAATTGTGATGATATGCGTCATTGTCGTCTAAGCGACGCTGACGGTTAGCAGGATGATTCCGTAAGCGAAGATCTGCGTGTCGTCGGCCATCCTGATGGGGCCCGAATCGAGTTCGGCATCCACGAAGGGAGCATTGGTTCCGTGAGCCAGAATCTCATGTGCGATACGTGCGGCGAGATCCTGAGCCGTTTGGAAGTCGCCCGACATGTCGGCCCGTGTTGCATAGACGCTCATGCGGAGACGCACATACTGAGTGATTGGAGAGGCCATGCCCTGCGGTTCGCCCACCAGCACGCACTCGGTCGAAGGAGCTTCTTTACGGCTGCGGATCGTGGAGAAAGTGACCTCAGGGAAAGCCTCGCACAGGAAGGGGAGCAGGTAATGCTCCACGCGCACGGGAGTAACACTCGGCCGGGCGCTCATACGTGCACCTTTCCGAGCATCTTCGTGAGCGTCCCGTTCTTGGCTTCGAGCGAGGCGGGGGCGGTGGCGACCACGTTGCCGTGATCGTAATCGTCGTTGCGGTAGACCTTCACCGCGTCGTCGTCCTTGGCTGCCGTCATCTGCTTCTCGACGTCGTCGAGAAGCTTTTTGTTATGCAGGATCTGCTGGCCGAAGTTCTTCCGGTTGAGCACGAATCGTGACTTGCCCATTCAGTCTCCCTTCTTGAGAGCGACGGTGATGACGTCACCGACGTGATGACCGGCACGGTCCTGCCAGACGGCGGGTTTCCCCGCCACGGGCAGTCTCTCTCCGCGTACCTCGATCACGTCGGTGTCAAGAATCCCGGTGGGGTCTCCGCGCACGTAAAGCGTGTAGCCCACCGTCACGCCCAGAGACGAGTCTGAAGGAGTGTCGGTGGAGGTGACGGGAGCCACGAGTGCGGAGTAGCTGCCCACAGGCTTCGGGTTACCCTGAATGGGATTGCCGTCGACGTCAGTGGTTTCCTCTCCGCGCCACACGGTGATGACTTCCATCACTCGCCTCCGAGATCGATGTGGAACGCCTTCTGCACCCCGACCCCGAGCGACTTCTTCTCTGATTTCGTCAGATAGAGGTCACCGTCTGGGTTCGAATAGGTGAAGCTGGCGTTGAACGGTCCGTCGGTTTCGCTGTGCTGGCTAATGCCGGCCATGTCGTCGCCGACGGTCATCGCTCGTTTCACCATGGCGCAAACGATGCGCTTGAGCGTCATGGGACTGGCAGCAGCGACGGCGTCGGGATAGTCGTCTCGCAGTTTCTGCGAGGCGTCCTCGAGCAGAACCTTCGCCTTCGTCGTCTCAGCGTCGGTGAGAGCATGCCAGCGGTCGGCGAGATCGGAGACCTGTGCGAAGGCCGCAGTGCCATCGGTTTCCGCAGGTGCTTCTTCGTCTGTCATTACGACCTCCTCTCATCATGCAGCGGCAGTGGTCACAGTGACGGGCACCGTGGTCTTGTCGGAGAGAGTCGCTGTGCCTCCGGTGATCTTGCCATCCGCGTCGGTGGTGAGGGCGAGCGCGGTGATGGAAGCGCCGGCGGCTCCGGTATCGCCCTTGTCGCCTTTGGCTCCAGCTGATGCTGCGCCGCCGGAGAATGCGCTGCCGTCAGGATTGACGAGCTGGACGGGAGCGTCGAGCGGACCAACCTTGTGCTTTTTGCTGTTCGCCTTCTGGACGATCAGCGTCTGAATGGGGAAGGTCATGATCACTCGCCTTCCGCTGCGGCAGGGGACTTGAGGACGGCGAACCCGTTTGCGTCGAGCACGGTGTAGGCGTACACGGCCTCGGTGCGGTAGGCGACCTGGTTATGCGCCTTCAGATCCACGCCGGTCTGGTCGGGATCGCCATAGGGGATCAGCTCGGCCGTGAGATCACGGACCATGCCCCACTTGATGAGGTTGAAGTCGCCGAGGAACGCGAGAACGTTCGTGGCTTCCTTCGCTTTGCGTCCGTTGACTGTGCCGGAAGTGGCGGCGGTGATCCCGTCGAGGGTTCCAACCTGAAGATTCATCGGAATCTCGGGGTAGAAGCGCATTCCGGTCGCTGGGACGCGCAGTTTGCGCAGTACGGAAGCCCATGTCTTCGACAGGGCGATTCCGTTGATGTCATACACATCATTGACGGCATCGACGAGCGCGTCAAGATTGGAGATGTCATCCTCGCCCGAGGTGACCTGAACCGCCTTCTCGCTGAGCTTGTCATAGCCGGTGAGCACGTCACCGGTCTTGGGGCTGACGGCGTGATAGATCACGTAGTCTAGCGCGCGGCCCATCGCAGCGGCCTGATCCTCCTGGATCGCCTTGATGATCTCGAGCTGATTGTCCTCGTCTGCCCACTGCAGTTCGTTGGTCACGCGGGTGGTGGTCTGCACTTTGAATCGCTTCGCGGTCAGGGTAGTGACGTCCTGCTCGTAACTGGACTTGGTCGCGCCTTCCTCGACGACTTCGGCTTCAGAATTGCCGTTGAACACGAGGTTGTCCGCGTTGGCGAAGATCTGGGGCGTGGAGGGGGAGAGGGTGGCGATGGTGCTTGTGTCCTTCGCCTTGTTAATGATCGCGGTGGCGACCGATGTAGGCAGCGTCAGCTTGCCGGAATCCAATGCCATGATGTTTTCCTTTCAAAGGGGATTGATTGTTCACTTGCTGAGCAGCTTGCGCAGGAATCCGCGCTCGTCACCCGACTTGTTGTCCGGCTGTTTTCCCGGGTCGCCGACCTTCGGCGTGGGGAAAATCAGTGGTTTGAGGACTTCTGCGTGCTCCTGCAGTTCCTCCAAGGTGGAGCCTTTCAGCGCGTTGGCGGGCACGCCGGTCTCCTCGGAGACCTGCTTGGCCCATTCGCTGCGCTGCTTCGCGGCCTCGGTTTCTTCGACTTGGGCGCGTAGCTTCTCGGTTTCCTCGTCCTTGGACTTCTGACTGGCCTTGAGCTTTTCCAGCTCGTCGACGGCGGTCTTGTTCGCTTCGGCGCGTTTCTCCCACGTGCGGGAATGCTTCTGCATCTCCTCGTACTTGGACTTCCAGTCAGTCCCCGATCCCGAGTCGTTGTTTCCCGACTCTTCTGCGGAGCTGCTCTCGTTGGGTGCGTCTTCGTCTGATCCGCCACCTTCGCTTTCTGCGGCGATGGTGTGGAATCGCAGATACCAGTGGTTTCGGAGCATGGTGCCTCCTTGCTTTCTCCCTTTTCGGGCAATAAAAAAGCCCCTTTCCGGGGCATAAAAAAACCACCCCGCAGGGTGGTTAAGAATTTATGGGAATGCTGGCTATGCTGCCTTTGTCACATTGGGCGAGTCGAGTAGGCCGCGGTATTCTTCCTTGTCGTCATCGGACAGGAGGGCGAAGGCGTCGAGCAGCTCGGACTGCGGGACGGAGACGCCGGGCTCGTTCGTGGCCGCTATAAGCCAGCTCAGAGCCAGTTGCGGCTCTCCCGCTTCGATGCCGTCGTCGAGGGACGCCAGTTCCGCGGAGTCGAGGCCGGAATAGTAGGGCCTCAGCTGCCTGTAGGCCTCTAAGGCCTGTGCATCTGTTGCCATAGTCGTTCCTTCTGTTGCTCCGTCACGGGGTGTGCGGTGTTGATCATGAATCTGCCGCCGGTGTCACGGCGCTTCTGCAGCCAGACCCTGATGATCTGGTCTTCGATAATCTTATACCGGTTCTCCCGGTTTCCGTCTTTCGTTGGGATGGAGAGATCCGGGGAGATGATGGTTTCTTGCACCGCCCATCTGATCTTCTTCTCGCTCCATTCGGAGGGGAAACGGGTTTTGCCGGGAGCTGATGCGTTCGGACCGTGCCCGTCGAACACATGTCTCCAGACGGCTGCGTAGGGTCGAATGACGTTCTCTGGCCATTCTCCGGATTGTTCGTAGAGGCCATCTCGCACGTCGTCCGGGTAGAGGCGGCGCATCGCCGCCGCGACTTTCTTCGCGTTGGTGCTGCCGGCATCCTTCTTCGCTGCATCGTACATGGACGCATATTTATCGGGATCGTAGTCTTTCACCGATCCCTTGCCCCAGCTCGGAACGATGCGGCAGTCGTCGTCGGGGTGGTATCGCTTCAACTCTCCGGCGGTTTCGCTGCTGTTGTAGGCGAAGCCCCTTGAGGCGCACATGACGCAGAAGGCGCAGGTCGTCGCTCCGGAGGGCACGCGCGCATATCTGGGCTGTGTCGGATCCACTGCGGCGTTGCGTTCCATCGTCAGCCGTGCGGCAGTGGCGATGATGCGCGAGGCGAGGTTCGCCAGCTGCGCGGCATCCATCTTTCCTGTGCTTTTCGCCCACAGGTCGTCGAATCCCATGCCGGAACGATTCGCTCCGGTTGCCACTTGCTTGTAGGTGAGACCGTTGAAGTCGGTGTCGGCGAAACCACCGAACTCCTGCCATGCCGCGCGGTCGGCGTCGATGTCCACCATGGGGAAATCCGGCATATCGACGCCGGCGGCCGTCTTCCACAGCTCTCTGACCGTGGAGTAATACTGTTTCGACAGTTCGCTCGCCCGGGTCGCATACCGTTCGTATACTTCGGTGCGCAGAACCGCAAGATCCAGGCCGTCTTCGTAGAGCACTCCCTGAGCGAGACCGACGGCGTCCTTCTGCAGTTTCTCGAGGGCCTTCACATACTTCTCATGCGCGGCGTCGAGACTCTCCTGCAATGATTCCTGCACGGACGAGGAAAGATGAAGATCATTGAGATCCATGGCATCCTCCCTTATTTCTCTTCCAGGTCTCCGGTGTCCTCCTTGGGCATCCGGAGTGATACCGGCACAGCTCCGGTGAAGTCAATATTGCCGATGCCGAGCATTCGCGCCGCTGAGCCGGGGTCGACTCCGGCTCGAATGGCCACTCCGAGAGCGTCAAACTTAGCCTTTAACTCTGCTGCCCCCGAGGCGGCTCATCTGTTGAATCTGCAGATGGTGTCTGTGGCTCCTGAACCTTCTCGGTGGAGAGCTTCGCGTCGAGTTGCGCGATGGCGGCGCTAGCCGCCTGCCGTTTCTGATCGGCCTTGAGGCGCACGATCTCCGACTGCGAGAGTCCGGCTCGCGCCAATCCCACCTCGGAGTCGGCGAACCCGGTGATCGCGGTGGCAAGCTTGCCGAAGCTGTCGCTGCGCGCGGCGTCGCTGATCTCCCGCGTGGGTGCCCATACGGGCTGCACCTGCGTCAGATCATCCGGGATGATAGGAGTGTGCTCGCGGTATTGGACCGCCATTGTGATCGCGTCCTTGAGCGAACGTCCGAACTGCCGGTTCTGCCGATCGGCCTCACGGCTCAGCTTGCGCTCCGCGGCCGCCATGGCTTCGGCGGAGGCGGGGTTGTCCATCGTGATGCCGAGATCGTTGACGGGAAGTGCGGTCTCGGAGGCGACCATGAGCGCGATGGTTTTGAGCATGTCCGAATGCGGCTGCATCGACGCCTGGCTGATCTGCTGCAGCTGCGGCATGTCCCCGTCCTCGTCCTTGCCGATGGCGTTGATCGCGCTGACGAGGCTGCTCCATGTGTCCGTGCTGAACGCGTCGGGATCCGCGCCGAGAAACCACAGCTTCGGAACGGAATAGAATTCCGCGGTGGCCTCCATGCGCACCAGGGTTCGGAAACCCATGTCGGTGAGAGACATCAGGGATCGGGTGATCCTTGAGCGTCCGAAGGGCCGGTTGAGCTGTGCGTCATAGGCGAACGGCACCACCGGTGGTCTCTTGAGGAAGTTGAAGCGCGGCTCGGCCGACCATGATCCGCCCGAACGCGTGCATTCATAGATCATCGTCGGAAGCCAGGCGGTAAAGCTCGTGATGCGGCCGTACTTGTCATCGCCGGTGATCGTCAAGGCGCTGCTGATGCGGCGGCGTCTGCGATCCCAGATGGCCGCACTCCAATCCGCACTGCGCGGTGTGATCAGAATCCGCGAGGCGTCGTCGGTGTCGCCCGAGACGGTGAGGAAGCTGCACGAATGCGTGTACGCGCTCGAAATCGCCTGCGGGACTTCCATGTCCAAGGAATTCGACTCCGCCAGCTCGGCGATTCCATGAGGATCCGAGTCACCCGGAACGCTGAACCCCTCGAATACGGAGAGATCCGCCAACGAGCGCACCGCCTTGGCGGGCCAGCCGATCATCGGTTGCGCTTTCGCCCTGATGCGGTCGGGGATGCTGATGCTGAAATCGTTGAACCGGTATTTTGCGTCCGCGTAGGCACCTCGCAGGAGGTTCCTCGGATATTTGTCTTTCCACACCTGCAAGAGCTTGAGAATGACGCGCAGATCCTCGTCGGGGACGTTATCTATCCTGCCGATACCTGTGGAGGAGACATCCAGATAGGGGCTGCCCGTCGTGGTGACGATTCCGTTGACCATTAGACCATCACCTTCTGCTTTCTTCTGGGGTGTCTTTTCGTGGTGAACGCGCCGTGGAGCGCGAGTGTGCATGCCGCGAGCGGCGAGATGTCGATGTCGGAGCCGAGCTTGTTCCACGCGAACGCGCCGCCGGCACCCAAAGGCCTGATGATCGCGCCCTTGACGGCTTCGGCCAGTTGTGGCTGCTTCTCGTCGTCAAGATGGTGGAGGCTGCCGGCGTTGAGCATGTCCATGAACCTGCCGCACGCCTGACCCAGCTCGCGGGTGTTCGTCACCGTCACGCGAATGTGCCGGGACTTGAGATCGGGGAGGAGCGAGAGAGCGGGGGATTGAGCGTCGATGACAACAGCAGCAGTCTTCGGCCATCTCTGCTCGAGCCAATCGACGGCCCACGCGGTACCCTCGTGCTGAGCGTCCTTAAAGGCTTCGAGTTCGATATGGGCGGTGCCGTCGTCATACTTCACGCATGCGCCGATCGCAAGACTGCTACGATCCGGTGGCATGTCCAATCCGAATGACATCGTGCCACCGAGTCGTAGCTGAGAAACTTTGCCAAATTCCCATTTCTTCGGATCGATGGCGACATTGCTGACTGCTTCATCCCAAATGCCAAGGGCTTCCCTGCGGAAATCGTCGGGTGCAAGATCGTCGAGGAGCTGCTGGATCGCCTCATCGGAAGTGTGCTCGGGGTAGCTCGGGTTCGCCCTCATCCACTGACTCCGATCATCCGACTTCGCGTCACGGTCGGCGCTGAACTCCACCCACAGCGTCGAATCGGTATCGCCGCTCAATGCTTTTGTGCGATGCCTGGTGAACACCTCGCCCTGGTCTCTGGGACCGGGAGGGGTTCCCATGAAGAACGTCTGAGGGTTCGTGGCTCTGTTCTGTGTAGGCAGCATGGACGCGAGTGCCGAGTCGGAGAGTATCTGCGCTTCGTCGATGATGAGCAGTCCGATGTTCTTGAAGCCGCGCAAGGCTCCGCGCTCACGCGCCTTGAAGTAGATTCTCGAGCCGTTGCGGAAGCGAATCTGTTCGTTTCCGGCCCCGGAGAGGATCCCATGAACGGGGTCGACCTGCGAGAGCATTTCGGGCATGGTCGCCAGTTCCGCGAGTGATTCGAACGTGTCCTTGATGACCGCGAAATGATGCGCCGTCCAAATCACACGCAACCCGGGAATCTGGACGC